CTCGCGGAGACGTGGGATGAGCTGTCCGCCCTGCTCTCGGAGCATCGGGAGCTGGCCGACAAGTTCGATGGCGAACTCTGGAGTCCGGTCATTCCACTGTCTGACGGCCCCGGTCGGCGGTGCAACGCCGCGGTCGCGGCGGTGTCGGCTGTCGTGCTCGATGTCGATGACGGGACGCCGCTGGAGACCGTCGTGGCCGGTCTCACCGGAGATTGGGTCGCCTACTCGACGTGGAATCACACGGCCCGCAAACCGCGGTATCACGTCGTGCTGCGCCTCCCGCAGCCAATCCCTGCCGATGAATGGCATGAGACCTACCAACGGGTCAACGATCATCGGGCGGACTGGTTGCCAGCCATTTCTCATGCGTACTTCCTCCCAGCCCATGCGCCGGGCAGGCCGTGGTTCGTGGCCCACTCATGACCCTCAACGAAGCCGCCCGATCCCTCGGCATCCGGGCCGATACCCTCCGCCGCCAAGTCAATCTGGGCAAGCTCAAAGCGACGAAGAAGGGCCGTGACTGGCACGTCACGACCGCGGAGGTCGAACGCTACCGTTCGGAGAACCGGCGCCGCTGAGATGCTCATGCCGCGAGCGTCACGATCTCGGTCGTGCTGAGCTCGAAGTGAACGACGATCGCGTCGTACTCCGTCCCGGCATACGCGGAGGTGACGAACTCCCAGCCGATCGGGTAGACCTTGTTCACCGTGCCCGAGAGCCCGAGGGCCATCGCCGAGTCGAAGACGTGGAGGAGGACCGGGAGCCACTTCTGACGGCGGGTCTCGATCCGGGCGAAGTCCGCCGACGCCCGCTCGATCAGGAAGACGACATCGATGGCGTGCGTGCCGTTGTACGCCCCCGGCGCGAGCACGAGCGAACCCGATTTCGGCTCCACCACGGCCGCCGGAAGCGAGGGGACGTTGTTCGGGGCCTGCCCGTACGCCTTCCGCATCGTCTCTCCGGTCGGAGGCGTGACGTTGCCCAACTTCGTCGCCATCGCGTTGCACACCGAGTAGAGCGAGAAGACGCTCATGCGAGGCCATCCGCGAGGGCGTAGGCGCGCAGCGTGCCGAGGTCGCGGGCCGAGAAGAACCGCGAGATGAGCGGTTGCCCCGTCTCCGTGCTCCCGACGATGTCCACCTGCCCGGACTGGCGGGCGAACCACGCCCGCGTCGCGGCGGTTAGAGCGACGTCGATGATGTCATCGGGGATCGCCGGCCAGCCTCCCGTCCCGGTGAGCCGGACCGTGGACAGGCCGCGCGGGAACGAGCCGTAGGTGGACGTCGGGACGTCAGAGAAGATGAGCCGCTCGTACGGTCCCGTCATCCCTACCCGCTGGCGGAGGAAGTAGTCCGTGGATGGAACGGTCGCATATGCCGCTCCGGTGTTCGGGGCCACTTCGAGGAGCGAGATGGCCCGGATGCCCCCGATCGGCGCGGCGTTCGCCGGCAGGGGCAGGAAGAGGCTCGTGCTCCCGTCCCCATCGAAGAGGTAGACCGCCGTCCCGATCGGCGCCAGGACCCGGCCGGTCCGGGATTCGATGTACTGGTTGACCTGATCGCAGACCAGCCCGAGCAGGGTGTCGTCAGTGGTGTCCGTGATCCCGGCGCGGGCCTTGAGGGTCGTGGCCGTGGCGTAGCTGCCGATCGCGGTGGCGGTCATGGGTCAATCCTCCCGCGTGCGGGGCTGCGGATAACAGGCAGCAAAGCGGCAATCATCGGAGGGAATACCGGGCACGCCATGTCCTGACTGTCCGCGGGCTCCGGTCGAGCCCCTCCGCGATCGCCTCGACGGTCGGGATCCTTCCGGCATCGACGACGGCCGCCTTCGCTTCCGCGTATCGGCGGCGGATCTCGGCCTCGTCGTTCGTGGGCCGGCCAACATCGGCGGTGATCTGCGGGACTTCCTGCGCCCGCTGGATCCACGGCCGCGCGGGGTCGTCGTGGCCGCACGCCCCACAACGCACCGGTTCGGTGGCTTCGCCGCACCAGCCGCAGCGGATCAAGGTGTCTCGGCTTCCGGCCAGAGCACGGGCGTTTCCCATGAGAGGTCGCGCAGCCGCCGGGGATCGAGGTTCCAGTCGTTCGGCCCGCCCGTGCCATTGAACGGCGCGGTATAGACCTCCCCGCCGCGCATTGGCCCGCCCCACTTGGACTTGAAGTACTGGACGTTCTCGGGGTAGGTCCGGTCGTTCTGTCGGCGGTACCTGTCCAGCGCGATCGTCGAGCTGCGCTCGTGCCGCAGGCCGGCCGGGACGGCGACGATGGGGACGCCGACCAGCCGGCAGCGATATTCGTAGTCGGCGTCCTCGCAGTAGGCCGGGTGGAAGTTCTCGTCAAAGAACCCGACGATCTCCAGCGCCACGCGGTTGATACCGAAGGCCGAGAAGCCATCGAGCGTGGCGAGCCGCGGCGACTCATCCGACATGGCGTTGATGAGTCGCGCGAGGTCTCCGGGCGCAAACGTCAGGTCGTCGTTGACGATCGCCCACCACGGAGCGCGCGGAGTCGCTTTGAGGACGAGGTTCCACGCCGCCGCCACGCCGAGGTTCGCCGGAAGGTGGATCACATGCGTCCCGGCTGGCTCGGGACAGTAGCCGCCGTTGTCCACCACGATGATCTGGCCGACCGGTTCGTCAACCGAGGCAAGCATCCGCTGGAGCAGGTCGTATCGGGTGAGCGTCGGAACGCCGAGAACGGGGATCATCGATTCGCCACAGATTGGCCCTGGAGCAGATCCAGATAGACAGCCGAAAGCGCGCGCTCTGACAGCGCCCGATAGTGTTCGAGGATGTCGGTACGGTCTAGCGCGGGCCGCTGATCGAAGAAGCTGTAATGGCTGACAAGACCGCTGCCACAGACCGTGTTGATCCGCCGGCTACGCTCCGGCCATTCCTCGGTGAGCCAGATTTCCTCGTCGCGGTTGCCGGTAGCGCCGCCCCAATCCCTCGCGTCCTCACCCGTCCAAACGAAGTTGCTGATACTGAACCGGCGCCCGTCTAGGTCGTATCGGTCGAAGAGGAGATCATCGACCGTCCCGTCCTCGATCGCTGCGAGCAGGAGCCGATGGATATGCTCGGCGAAAGTGGGGCTCCGCCAGCCGACCGGATCCATGCAGAACGGGCTATCGATAACCCCATGGACCTGGTCGATCCGCCCCGCCTGCTGGTGAACCCAGCCGATGATCGCGTTGTTCCAGATGTTCCCCATGACGAGCAGGCAGGCCGGATTCCGGAGGCGGAACGCGACCATGCTTGGGAAGTAGTTGGGATGGACATAAACGATGTCATCGTCGAAGCGAAAGTAGAGGGTGTTCGCGTCGCACGTCCCAGCGTAGAACAGGCCGATATTCAGTTGCTTTGGAGCGAGCGCTTCATCTGATGGTCGGGGTACGCAGCGGATCCAGCCCTCGAAGATCTCGGCCTGTTGCTCGGCCCACGCAACGTCCTCGACCTGCTCTGGGTCCGTGTTCATCCAGAACTGGACCTCGTCGACGATCGCCCGATCACGGCGGAGATAGTTGAGGAGGATCGAGACAGTCCGCCGGCGACCGTAGGGGATGCAGACGACGATCCGCTTACCGAAGAGCATCTGAGCGCATCCCCCTGTACCAAGCCACCGTCTCGGAGATGCCGTCCTCGAGCCTGACAAGGAATGGCAACTGCCCGTCATAGAGCGGGCGCAGCGTCTCTGGATTCCCAAGAATGATCGAGTGCGCCGGCTCACCCCCCCGCATCGGCACGTGCTCGACCGTCCCGCCACCAACGGCTGCGAGCACCATCGCCGCGATGTCATTCACAGTCGTCGCCCGCCCGGTTCCGGCCTCGAACTTCGCTGGGTTGTCCGAGTCGCGGACGGGTTCGGGCAGGTAGTGGCCGTGATCGGCCAGGAGGGCCCGCACTAGGATGTCGGCCACATCGGCGACGTGGACCATGTCCATGATCTGCTCGCCGTCGCCGTAGATTTGGATCGGGTCGCCCCGCAGGGCCGGCAGGATGAAGTTCGGCATGATCTTGCGAACCGGGGCCGCCTTCTGGCGCGGGCCGTATGCGTTGAGGGCTCGGACAACCGCGATCTCCGTGCCGTGCTCGCGGTTGAACATCCATGCCAGTTGTTCAGCCGTCGTCTTGGTGATCGAGTAGGTATTCCAAAACCAGTAGTTACCCACCGTGATGTAGACCGCCCGGCGCCCGTAGGCACGGCACGCCGCAAATACGTTGAGACTCCCGACGATGTTCGTATCGACAGCGGGACGCGGGTCATTGATGGTCTCAGAGGTTCCAAGCACCCCGGCAAGGTGGATAACCCCATCGCACAGCGCAACCGCCTCCATGACGGCTACCGCGTCGCGGACGTCACCGATGAACTGCGCCACCCCCGGCCGCGTCGGAAGCTTCTGGTGGTGGTCGAAGGCGACAACCTCGATGCCGCGCCGCACGAGTTCGTCGGTCACGTACTCGCCGATGAACCCCGATGCTCCCGTTACGAGGACCTTCATCCGACCGCGCCTATTGCCAGTTCGAGCGATGCGCCATCCCAGCAGCTTTTGTAGCGCCGCAGGTATTCGTTCTCCACGACCATGTTTCGCCGGCCGTGCCGATCCTCGAAGACCTCCGTGTGTTCCAACGGGCTGCCTACCGAGACGAGCTGCCTCGACTCGCGCGCGGCATATTCGGCGCACCATGTCAGTTCGTAGGCGACGGCGGCGCGTTTGTCGGCAACGACCGGAACACCTCCCGCGAGAACCGCCTCAGATCGGTATTTGCCGAGGTACATCTGGAAGCGCTTACCCTGTGCGGTCCCGAGATCAACCGAAGAACCGGCACACTCGCGAAAGCAACGATCGAAGACGGCAGGATCAAGGACCACCGTCGATTGGGGCAGGAACACGAACTCCTGGAAGTGCCCGGCGGCCCAGCCGATCGTGGCAAGTTCCCAATCGCGGGTGACATGGACGACGACCGGCCACTCGACTCCGACAAGACTCAGGCCGAGCTCGTGAAGCCACGGTGAATCCCACCCCGTAGTCCCGACGACGATGGCGCTCGTCATCACGCCACGGCTCGCTTCTTCGCTCGGCGTTCCCGCTTCGATGGCAGGTGTCCCAGGAGGGCCGGCTTCGCCAGGCGAGCCTCCATCTCCGCGAGGATCGGCCGCCAGTAGCGATCGAACACCGTGTCCGCCCGGTAGTCCTCGGCCTTGGCGAGGGCCGCGTCCCGGAGCGTCACGTCTCCCCGCCGTTCGTATGCCTCGTCGAGGGCGCGGATGATCCCCGAGATGTGCGGCTTCCCGAAGTCCGCGCCCTGTCGCGGATCCCAGTCGGGATCCACGCCGACGAGCCAGCCCGAGGCGTGCCGTTGAAAGCCGATGTCCCGCGGGTTCCAGACGTCGCCGACGAGCTCCGCCTGAGCCGTCCAGTTCGACGCGATGACGGGCGTCCCGCAGGCCTGTGCCTCGATCACCGGCAGGCCGAAGCCCTCGCCCCGTGAGGTCGCGAGGAGGACATCGAACGACGAATAGATGGCCGCCATCTGCTCGTCGCCGATCGCCTGTTTCTTGATCGCGTAGGGGTCGGCCCAGCGCACCCGTGAGACGTCTAGCCCCTTCAATGAGAACAGCATCGGGAGGCTCATCCCGTCGAAGCTCTCCGGCAGGGTGTGCATGTAGAGGAAGGCGTCGGGGTGCTTGTCCATGAACCGCGCCATCGCGGCGGCCATGTCCCCGAATCCCTTCCGGTCGTACACCTTCGTCCCGATGTTCGCCGCGACGATCCCGACGAGGTAGGCGTCGGCTGGAACGTCGATGAGCTCGCGAAAGGAACGATCACGGGGAGAGAAGATGGCCTCCACGGCGTGCGGGGCGTAGGCCACCGGGAAGCTCCGGCGGTCGGCCTTCGCGAAGCCCTTGGAGGTATCGGTCAGGCAGTTGAAGCCGAACCGGCTCATGGCGATCGCGGAGTGTTTTTCCAGCCAGTCGTACAGGACATACGGGGTGGGGAAGTGGTCCACCGGCACCCAGCCCGCGATGTGCGGCAATCCGGCGAAGGGGTCCGCCATCCGGTCCGTGTAGACCCATGCGTCGTACAGGGAGATGACCCAGTCCGCGCCGGACCGCTCGAGGTCCTCGCGGACCGCGTCCCGTGAGTAGCGGTCGTTGCCCGACGAGCCCCGGACGAGCAGGCCGTTCCAGTCCCGGTCGCCGCGCATACCGTCGTTGGCCACGAACTCGATCTCGTAGCCCGCCTGCGCGATGCGGAGGCCGACCTGCCGCGTCTGGCTGCCATAGCCCGACGGCGCCCACGGCGAGTTGCTGATCCACAGAACTTTCAAGCCCGATGCCTCCCGGCTAGTGCGTGGGGGCCGGGCTGGGCGACGCCGGCCCCCACGTTCAGGTGTGGGCTAGGTCGTGGCAGAGACGATGTAGCGGAGCGCGAGGGCGTCGGCCAGCCCGCCACCGGCGCGGTAGACACTCTTCAGGGCCACCTGGTCCAGGTTGAACCGGAACTCGGTCGAGAGCGCGACCCGGAGGGCCATCTGCTTGACGATCCAGCCCGAGAGGTCGCCGTAGACGACGCTCTTCGTGGCGGAAGCAGGCGCGGCGAGGTAGGGATCCTCGTACACCGGCTGCCCGTCGAAGGTGTCCGGCTGCCCGGCCGCGATGGCCGGCTGCCAGTAGTACTGACGCTGGGTGTCCTTGAACTTCCGGACCTTCTTGATCGCGCCGTTGCTCATGACCCAGGAGCCGATGAGGCGATACGGCGCGGGCGCGCCGTACTTCAGGTCGAGGAGATCCTCGTAGCCGAAGAACGTCACGACGGCGGTGCCGTCACCGCCGACGCCCGTGGCGGTCCCGCCGTTCGTCGCCGCGGCGAGGATCGCCGTGGTCGAGGCGGAGCCGAACGACAGGCCGAGCGAGCGGCCCTGCGCGCGGCTGATGAGACCCATGAGGCCGATCAGCTCGTCCTCTTCGGTCTCGAAGCTGATGTAGGAGAGCGCCTTGTACGACACCGGCGTGGCCGTGACCGTGCCGAGGGACGGGGTGCTCTCCGAGATCGCCGTGCCTTCACCCGGCGTGTAGACCGTGGGATCGACGGTGAGGTTCGGGAGGATCAACGGGCGACCGTTCGTCGCGTTGATGATCGACGCCTGGCCGAGCCACGGACTCATCGTCCGGGCATAGACCGCGACGTTCGTGCTGAAGTCGCTCGTGTAGAGCGACGCGTTGTCGGTGAAGTTCGCGATGGCGCGGACTTCCTCGATCCTCTTCTCGTCGAAGGGGACATCGAGGTTGACCTCGGCCGGAACGATCCCACCGCGCTGCTTGGCGTCGATGAGCGACCGCACCTGCTCGGCGATCTGCTTGGACTGCGAGACTGCGGCGCCGTCGGGCGAACCCGAGTCCGGGGCGCTGGTGTCGCCGATGCGGCTCCGGACGGCCTCGGCGATCGCGGCATCGTCCGTGTCGAGCTGGGAGAGCTTCGTGATGCGACCCTTGCGGGTATCGGCCTCGACGACGAAGCGATCGAACCGCTCGTCCTCTTCCGGGGTCGTGCTCCGCTTCTCCTCGGCTGCCGTGTCGAGGATGGCGCGAGCGTCCATCTCGGCCTTGACGCGGGCATCGACCTCGCGCCTGATGAGTTCCGTGTTGTCCATGAGTCGGGTGCTCCTGTTCGTGGAGCCCGGCCCTTGACGTGGTGGCGGTGATCCCGTGGCGGCCCCGCGTGGGGCTCCGGCGGTCGCTCCGGCGTATGGCGATGGGCGGTTGCTGCTACCCCGCGAGGGCGACGAGTCGCTCCCGCATGTGGGCCAACTTGGGGTTGAGATACGGCGCGTCCACTCGGGTGTGGATGGCCGCCTGGAGGAGTTCGTGCTGCTCGGTCGTGAGCTTCGCATCGGGCGTCCGGAGGATGTTGAACGCCTCGGCCAGCTTGTCCGGTTCGATGGCGGCCCCCTCCGCCAGTTCCCGGACGGAGGCGGGCGTGTCATAGCCGGGGAAGGTCACGAGACTGATCTCCCGGCGAAGCCGAACCTCCATGAGGTGGTGGACGGGGCCGGTGTAGTCGCCGATCGTCTCGCTTGTCCAGCGGTCGATGACCGCGCCCATGCGGAACGAGATGCCGCCGATGTCCCCGCGCCTGACGGCATCCCGGACGGGGCGGCCACACTCGTTGTCCGGGAGGTCCGCGTTCGCCCGGACCATCCGGCCCTCTTCGGTCAGGCGGAGGGTGCCGGCCTTCGTCCGGCCCAGCGGCAGCGAGTTTTCGTTGTGCTGGTAGTGGAGGACGATGTCCGGCTGCTCGGCGAGCGACTTTGTGAACGCGCCGGGGTGGATCACTTCCTTGAAGGTCCGGCGACCGAAGCGGGCGAGTTGGCTGCGCGCCTGCGAACTGCCGAGATCAGCCTCCGACAACATCCGCGACGGCGTGTCGAACAGCGCCATCGGGCCATCCATCGTGAAGCCGTTGCCCTCCGGCTGGATCTGGAACCGGACGTCGTCCCACAGTTCCGAGGAGCGGACGTCATAATCGATCTGGGAGCGGGTCATCATTCCCTCCTCGTTGGCGTAGAGCGCGGCCATCTGTTTCCGGGCGTCCTCCTCTGAGGCATGACAACCCATGCGTTCGCCGGTCCCGGCCTTCAGGACGGCGTGCGGCTTGGCGGCTGGACAGTCGGGATGGGTGCCGATCTCGTAGGGCATCACGCGGCCTCCGCTGGATCGGCTTGAACGGTCACAGGCACAAGGCCAAGGTGAGGGATCGGCGATACGCCGAGGGCAGCGGCAGCGGCAGTGGGATCAAAACCGGCGCGGACAAGGGCACCAAGCGCGGTGACAGTCGCGACACTCAACGGATTCATCTGCTGCTGCATGTAGAGCTGGTCACCACCCGGCAGGGGGGCGCGGTCCTCGAGCGCCCGGCCTTCGTTCGGGGTCATCTGCCCGGACCGGACGAGGATCTCCTCGGCCTCCGCCCGGGCCTTCGGGTCGCCCCGCGCGACCCCGTCGAGGTTGAACTTGAACTGCGCCGTGGCGTCCGGGGCAGTGACGGTCTCGGGAACGTGGGTGATCCGCTGGTACGGCTGCTCGATCCGGATCGCCAGGGGCACGACGGCGTACTGCTTCAACGCTCCAGCCGCGACATAGGCCGACGCGTACGAGGCCGCGCCGGGTTCCTGACTACCGGCGAAGACGGGCGGGATGCCGTACGGCCGGCAGAGATCCTCGACGCTGAGATGGCGCGTGCCGAGCATCTGCGCCTGCTCTGGCGTCGGGGCGAGGCCCGGGACGAACTTCGCGCCACCCGTCAGGACGCCGATGGCGTGGGAGTTGCCGGGTCCCGCATACTTCCGGCGGAGCGATTCGCTCAGCTCCTTCTTCTGGTTCACATCGAGAGCGCCCGGGACCTCGACGCCGAACGAGAGCGACGCGCCCTGACCGAAGAAGCGCGCGCCGAAGTCCTCCGCCGCGATGGCCCCGCCGATCCCCCGGCGCAGGGCTTCGAGCGGCGCGATCCCGCGCAGCTCGCCGGGCAGGCGGATCCACGTCCCGTGGAGCATCTCCATCGGCCCGACCGTGTTCGACACCTGCCCGCGCCGGTCGAGGAGTTCGTAGTACGGGGCGCCCATCGCGTCTTCCTTGACCCGGACACGCTGCGGATCGAGGACCGTGAGGACCTGCGGATCGAGGACGTAGGGGTAGACGTGGGTGAAGAAGTTCCCATCGAGCAGGAGGCTCGTGGCGACCTGCGCGAAGTGCTCATTGATCGTCATCGTCGGGTCGATCGGCTCGGGCTCGGTCATCCAGCGCGGCTTGTTCCGGAACTCCGGGAACGAGCGCCCGCCGATCTTGACGATCATGTCCTTGGGCGCCTGCGCGATCGCCGAGGTGAGCAGGTCCACGCACCGCCAGACGGTCGTCAGGGACAAGGCCGACTGGCGGTTCACCCGCACCCCGGCCGTGGTCATCCGCCCTTCCCAGAACTCCTCATCGTTGGCATCGGTGATCCAGTCGGCGGCGTTCCGGATCTCGTCAAAGCGCTGCGCGATCACACCCATCAGGGAGCCCTCCGAGCAGGGACGGCCAGTGCCAAGCCGAGGATCAGGGCGACTCCACCCACGACGAGCCACGGCCCGGCGGGGTCGAGGTACGCCGAGCCGACCGCGAGAAACGCCGTACCTGCGACGAGGAAGGCGCCCTCCATACCCATCGACTTCCCGATCCGGCCGAGGAGATCGCGGAGGGCACGCGTCGCGCGCTTCATAGCGTCACGAACTCCACCGGCGCCACGGGTGGTGCCTCGGGCATGGTCATCGCGGCTTCGAACGCGAGCACGTCCGCCACGGCACCGTCGATCCTCC